GGACGACACTCTGGTCATTGACATCGACGGAATAATCGGTGAGGATTTCTGGGGAGAGGGAAAAAATACGAAACAGCGTATCAAACAAGCCGTCAAAGAGATCGCTCAGAGTACAGCCAGTCACATCATTGTGAATATTAATTCCTATGGAGGCGACGTAAATCACGGAGTTTCTATTCACGACATTCTGACTGAACACAAAGCAAAGGTGACAACAAGAATCACCGGTCACACAGCGTCCGCCGCAACGATTATTGCACAAGCCGGGGATGTTCGGGAGATTAGCGACAACGCCCTGTTTTTGATTCACCGGGCAAGTACTTTTGCGATTGGGAACATTTATGACATGAAGATTGTCATGTCAGATCTGGAGAAAATCGATAATACCATTACCAACATTTATGCAAAGCGTTCAGGTAAGTCCGTTGACGAGATCAATGAACTGATGAATCGTTTCGACGGCAGAGGTGAATGGCTCACGGCAACAGAAGCACAGGAACTTGGACTCGTTGACAGCGTATTCGAGCCGACAAAAGCCGCAGCCATGATCCAGAACTCAGAACTAACAAAGTTCGGACTCCCTGCTATTCCTGAAGCAAAGATTCAAACCAAAACAAAAAGTGCCATGAAGATTCAATGGAACAAGGCGTGGACATCCATTGCCGCCATGTTCAACCGTGCCGAAAATGCTCCGGTGGAAACGGACATCACCGAAGAAATGGTTGAACAGATGAATAACGAAATCACCAAACGTGGAATCGAACTTACAACGGCGAACGATGCTTTGACGCAGGAACGTAAGGCACACGCCAAGACCAGGCAGACCTTAGAAGGTGAACGTGACCAGGCCAGAAACGAGTTACAGACCACACAGGCTGAACTCGCCAGGCTGAACGGGAAGAAAACAGAGACAAAGGAAAAAGAAGATCCATCCCTGAATGCCTCAAATCTGAGTCCGAACGAGATTGCGGCGAACAAAAATGCAGCCGCTCTTAGAGAGGGGTAAATCAATAAATCATAGTGAGATGAAAACAAAGCAGATTTTTTTAAGCATTGTCGGGATCGTAACGGTATTCCTGACGGCTATGTTTGTTAATGACATGTTCACCGGTCTTGGTGTAGGCGTTGCGTTTGCCGCCTTCATTACCAACGGATCCGAATACAACGGAAAAGAGAACATGGAGATCAACCTTCGTCCAAGATTTTTTGGGACGAAACCGTCCCAGATGGGGATTCGTGTGATTGATGCCAGGGGAACCGGGTCGGTCAAACTGACATTTTTCGGGAAGATACAGAAGATACTAATGCCGTATGTAACCGGGTTCCAGGGTGGATCACTTGCACCGAAATACCAGAAGAAATTGGAACTTGAAGAGTTCAAGGCTGAAACGGCGTACTCAAAACAGGACTACAAGGATATCATACTGGAGCAGATCACCAACCGTGGCGGAGTGTACCAGAATGACATCGAAGGAACCAACGTGATCGACGCTGAACGAGAAGTTTTCTTCCAGGCAGTTGAGAGCGACGTGTTCGCCCAGTTCTGGCTTGGCGACAAGACTAAAACCCACATCCGTGACGGTGAGTATCCGTCGGGAACTGCATATTCAGCCGGTGACGCTGACAAGTACTATAACACGATCAACGGTTTGCTGAAGGCTATTATGACTGACGTGTACCAGGTATATGTTTCCCACCAGGTAAGAATTTCCGGTTGGGATACATCGACCTATCCGATCCTGTACATTGCCGGAGGTGGAGCTGGTACAGCCTACGCTTACGCTTCAGCCGCTGACCGTACCGCAGGAGTTGCTGGAACACGTTTGTTTAGCATCCCTGAAACGGCTGTAAGTTATCCGAGCCAGGTTGCCGTGACCGAACTGAACGACTCTGGATTCGGTGGGTATGTTGTCTTGGAGGCCGCCGCTACGAGTGTATCGTTTGAACTTAATTACAACGAAGAAGATTATATCAAGAAACTAACCTTGCCGACCCTGACCACAGACACGGCTGAAACCTACATGAACCGTTTGCTCCGTCTGGCAACCCCAGAACTCATAGCGTTGAAGAAGAGTGGAGATCTGCGGTTCTATGTCACGGACACCATACTTCAGAACTACGAGGATACGTTGAAATCCGGCACAACCGAGAGCGCCAGGACTGCAAACATCGACGGAGTGTCCAGGTATACTTGTGACGGCGTTCCCCTAATCCCGATGAACGTGGATGCTTTGATTGAGCGTGATTTTGCCGCCGATTTCCCGAGGAACTGGATCATCCTTTCCACTCCACAGAATTTCTGTCTTGTGATTAACGGATCGAGCGATTTCAGCGAAACTCGGTTCTGGTTCAACCCTGACGAAAATGAAAACCGTCAGAGGACTCAGTTCGAGTTCGGTGCAAACTACATCCTGCCGGAGTTGGTTGCAACGGCTTACGCATAAATCTTAAAAACATAGGAAACATGAAAAAGAGTATAGTATATACGATGATCTCCCTGATCGCCCTGGTGGTGATCGGGATGATCTTTAACGATCTGCTCGTTGGTGCCGGAAGTGGTATCGGTGTAGCAATGGCGTTGACCGGATACACAAGAGTCTGCGGATTGCAGTCTGGTGGAGGGAAGAAACTGTACCTGGCGGAAGTCGCTTCGGTAACGTCCATGACGGTAACGAGTGGCGTTTACACAGCAATTACAATGAACGGTGTCGCCGTGTTCAAACAGTACGAGTTTGAGCCGGATTCATTCGAGGTCAAGGAAAACAGTACCATTGAGAACGGAAGCCTGAAGGTGACCCACGAAATCGAGTTTTACCTGAAAAAGATGTCAGACACGTCGAGGACTGTTGTGAGTGAGATCGCAACCGCTTCGGCGTGTGGCCTGATCGCTATCGCAGAGGACAACAATGGTACCAAATGGGTTGTAGGGTACTCAGAGAATCATGGGAAACTCCGTCCGTTGACGCTTAGTTCGGCAGAAGTAGCGACCGGCAAGAAACTCAACGATGCTGCCGGTACTACGTTGAAACTTACCAGTGAGGATAACGAGAATATGCACACTGTGACCACTTCAATACCGGTCTAAACCATTGAGTTATGGCTGAAAAAGAGAAAAAGTACCGGATTCTCCCTGAATACAAAGGAAAAACGGTCTGGACAGTACCCCCTGACTACACCAGGAAAGATGAAGGAAAGTTTGTTCTGGACGACAATCTGAGTGACAAGGATATGGGGTATCTGTTTACAGTGATTAAGTACCCCGGCGTTGAGAAGGTAGGGTAATTAGTCGAAGCAGTTGAAAGAGTGAGGGGTGGGTGGCTTGGTTCATGCACCCCTCTTTTCAATATAGAGAAATGGCACGAAAGACCAACGGACGAAATTATATGGTGATAGCGGCAGTCAAGGACGATCCGTATATCACAGTTTCGTCCTCAGTTCAGAGCAATAATAATTGGTGGCTGTTTGGATCGGATAACCTATTCCCTCAAGCGATTGCCATGATGAACCGCAGATCGGTTGTGAACCGGGCGATCCTAAAGAGCAAGGCGAACTACATTGCCGGAAAAGGGTTCACGATTGACGTTCATCGGTTGGTTAACTGGATCGAAAATACAAATGCTTACAACGAGTCCCTGAGATCGATCACGAAAAAACTTGCATATGACAAGAAGTCAATCGGTAATGCATATCTGGAGATCGTCACCAACAATAAAGGCCAGTTCCTTAACCTGTACCACCAGGACGCTACGAAATGCCGGTTATCAAAAGATAAGAAGCGGATCATGCTGTTTCATGACTGGTACCACACAAACAAAGAGAAGAAATGGATGAAGAAAGTCCCGATCTATCCGTTCTTCGAGGAAATTGATGGTAATCTAAGATCGATTGTCCATTTCAAGGATTATGAACCGGAGTTCGAGAACTATGGAATGCCGGATTGGTTGGCAGGGATGAGCGTTTCAGCGATTGCCTACAAGACAGACAAATGGAACATTTCACGATTGGATCATTCCTTCAATTCCTCAGGGATGCTGATTGTAGCCGACGAGTTCGAGAGTCCCGAGGATCTGTGTGATTTCAAGGATGAAGTAAATAAAAATTTCATCGGAGAGGGGAATCAAGGTAAGATCCTTTTGCTTGTTCGGAAGCCTGGTG